GTTCAATATTAAGTTCCATAGCCAACTTGCCTGCTTTAGACATTGTACTATCTTTATATCTATCAACAGTTTCTACATCAAGTTCAGTTTCAAGTGACTGATCGCTCATATCAATCTCCAAAGTCAAACAAACTACTAAATGTATTGTGTCGCTTTGTATCTTCTAGTGGATAGTTAAGCACACCAATCAAGTTGTCTAGTTTATTATCAATAATAGTTTCTGCCATAGCCGCATCGTCAAATGGCAATTCTTTAAACCATTCTGGGATACGCAATTCATCTGTTGGATATGCAACACTTGTATATCCCAGCGGATTCTGTTTTAATTTACAAACAATAACTTTCATACCGTCAACAATCTCTTGTGAGTATTTGTCGCCGTTCATACGCTTTAGTGTATTCCAATTAAGACTTGCTCTTACGTGCCCAGGCATGTTTGCTTTGCCTTGCTTTTCTTCTAAGCGTCTGTAGTGTCCAACTTTGTTTGCACGTTTGGGACTACCTTTCTCCCAACCAGGGCGCTCACTAAACTCCATACGGAACTGAGTAATACGTTCTAGTACATCTTCTTGTGGGACATCAGTAAGTACCATCAGTAATAGTTCTTTCAAAAAGTCTTGCATAAACACAGGCGTGTCTGATCTACGCAAGTCTAAGCCCATTGCTTTTACTTTGCCCGGCTTACCGTCTGTATCTGTTCTAAAGCCTTCGTTATCTACAACTAATGCCGCATATCGTTTCTTTGTAATATACAAGCCACTTTGTGCAACAATCTCTCTGCCTGCTGCAATAACATCACTTCTACTCTTTGGACAATGGAATGCTTGCATCATAAAGTCTGGAAATGTTGTATTTGCTTGTTCACAGATTTGATCATAAAGTGTTATTGCTTTTTCTGTCGACCATTCAAGTTTATTAGAATTCACATCGTCTTTAAGCATTGGCCAAGCACTAAAGTAACAAGAATCAGTATCACCATATATCATTGCTTTGCCTACGTGATCATATTCGCCTGTAATGCAGTTGTTTACTTCAGCACTCATGTGCTTAACAATAGTTCTTCCGCTTAATGTAGTCGATTGACCAATACGCTTATCAAAGAATCTACATCCTGGATTAAGAATAGCACCATACAAACTGTTCAAGTTAATCTTCTTAACCAACTGTCGTTTATCCCAGTATTCAATCTCTGCGGCGTTGTCTGCATCCTTTGCTTTCTTTAACATCTTCTGCATATCTTTACGTTCAGCATACCAACGTTTTAGCAGTCCGGGAATAACACCTTCAAACTCTGTTGTAAAGATTGTGCCATTAGCACTAAGCATCCAAGGCATTTGATTGTCAAATATAAGTTGATATAATTCTGCGCCGCTTAGTACGTCAGTACGGCCGTCTTCCCAGTCAACAGTAAGTGCAACATCTTTGCGTTGCGCCATGACTGCTTCGTATTCCTCTGTACTAAAGCGTCCCTCCCAACTACCTGCAAAGCTTTTCTTCTTTAGAGTCATGTCTTCATGTACACGACTGTCGCTAATTTCAGGACGTATTTGTCCTACAATAGTTTCTGGAGCCATATTTAATGCACGAATAACACTAGGATACAGACTGTTTAAGTCCATACTTGCAATCCACTTATGCAAGCCTTTCTTTGGAAACGCAACATACGCACCTGCGGCTTGTGTGTTTTCTGTATCGTCACGCTTAGGACGATTAGGCACACGCAAGTCTCTGTTATGCGCTTCGTTTACAATACCTTGTTCTGTAACAGCAACAGCACCCATTGTAGTCTGTAGTAGCACAGTGTTTTCATGTGCAACAGTATTACTCAAGTCAATAAAGCGTAGTTTCTTGTCTAGTTTGTCAAGTAGTGCAGTATCCTGAATGTTATATTCAATAAACTTGCGGAAGTCATTGTTGTATAATTGATCAAGTGTACCTTCATATGGCACTTTGTTTTCACCTACTTCAATTTCGCCAATAGCATCTAGTCTATAGGTGTGACGCTCTTCATATGTGTACTTACGATATAGTTCTAAACTGTCTAAGTGTACACGACCTACTAGGTCAAATGTAACCGCTTGCTTCCCATATTTTTCATATTCACGTTTCTTAGGCAATTGCCCCCACAAGCAAAATCTACGTGTATCGTCTTTGCTTAGTACACGACTTGTTCTATTTACAGTATACGGAATATCATAACCTTCACTGTTCCAACCTGACAAAATATCAGCATCTTCAATTAGTGTTAAGAACGTGTCAATCATGTCACCTTCACGTTCAAACAACATTACATTGTCAATGCCTTCTAGTTCTTTTTCAGCTTGCTCCATGGTGAGTGTCTTTGGAGGCACTGCTAAACAGATCATTGTTTCCATCCATTGCAAGTATACAGAGATACTTGTAATAGGCATAAACGGATCTGCAGGATCAGCAAAGCCTTTCTCTGGATCAAAGTCTGTCTCAATGTCGAAGAATGCAATGTTTAGCTTAGGGGCATCTTGATTAAGATAGTTTTCACTCAAACATTGAAATATAGGATTAATGTCACTTTCAAACAAGTTTTTACCCTTGTTAATAGCAACTTCTTTGCGAAAGTCTTTTGTGTTCTTACACACAATACGACTTAGAGGATCACCGTACACACTCTTGTACTTGCCTCGTTGGTCTTCATAATAAAAAGTATATTTTGCTTGATATTCACGGAAAGTTCTCTTTCCGTCTTTTCGTTCTACTACACGAATAATATCTTGATCACGATCGAACATCGCATCAACGTATGGCATTCATTTCTCCTTCGTTGCTTGTGGCCAACTTAACCTTCTACATGCCTGACAATTGTCTTTGGCGTTATATGTACTTATTAGAACAACAAGCCTGCAACGTAAATTGCGGTTAAGCCTGCGTTCATTACAATTAAACTTTTTTCTTTCCATAGAATACCAACAAGTATCCATAGACTATTGCTAATAATAAATGCCCAAATGTACAAAGGGTAAACATTAAATGCGGCTAGAGTGGCCGCTGTTAACAAACATGCTGTACTAAGCCATGCTAACCATTGGAAAGGTTTAGACATTACTTGTCGTAACCTAGTGTAGTAATAATTGTTTCTAGATCATCATATGCATCAGCATGTGAATCCCAATCACGTTTTTGTGCAATTTTAATTGCTTTGTTAATAAGACTTGGCTTGATATCCATTTCTTCTGCAACAGCTTTTACTGTCTCTTTTAGACCTGTGTTTAAATCTTCTACTTCTTGCAACACTGTTACGCCTTCACGAACAAGACGTTCTAATTTTGCTTTTTCTTCGACACCGTAGGTACGAGATCCCATAGTTTTCTCCTTGTGAGTTTGTAGTGTTGTTACTATTATATGATATATTTAGGCAGATGTCAAGTGTTTAGAACACTTTTTTATTATCAAAAGCACGTTCCCATCCAAAAAACTGTGCCTTATAGTCCGAATGGTCGTCACTTGATAAGTTAATCCATTCATCTTTACGCTGGTATAAACGCATTGCGCCGTCATACCAGTCTGTATTATCTATAATTGCTTCTAAGCGTTCTTTTGCATCTTGTGCTTCATCTACGTTATCAAAGTCTTGTTCGATATGTATTACTTCCATTACTACATTGTGTGTAACATAGTCTAATGAAAAGTCAATACCCCATTTAGGTTTGATGTTTAGTAGTTTTTGAAGTATTGGACGATTAGTATTACACACTTCTTGTAGTTGTTGTCTAGCTTCGCCTGCAAATGCATAGCGTGTTAGTAGCATACAATGATCTAATACAAGTCCGTGTTCGCTTTGTTCTATATCATGATACCATTCTTGTACAGGTGCTATATGATATTGTATTTCTCTATTGAGCTCTACATTATTTGCTTCGTAATGTAAATGTTCTAAAGGTGTAGGTACTTCGTATCCGTCCTTGTCAAAGTCTTTGAATGGAAGTGTTTCTACCAAATGGTGTTGTATAGGTTTAGTTAAGAAAGGCATGTGAGTAAATTTTGGATCAAGATTTACTAATTGCATGTTACTTCTTTTCGTTTAATTTGCGATAAAGCATCTCTTTGATTGACTCAGTAGCATAATCTTTTTTATGCTTTTGTTTACGGTCTGGTAGATTTTTTTTGAATTGGTCTTTATGTACACCTGAACCACTTGACTGTGCATGTGATGCAACAGGGTTACGATTCTTAATTGGAGTTTTCTTTGGATTTTTATTTGCATTAAGTTTATCAACTACTTTATCTGCAACTGCACCAGCTGCGGCTCTTGCAGCTATACCTGCTATTGCTGGATATATTTCGTCTGTACGTTCTTCGTTAGTGCCTTCGGACATCTTTGACATAAATGAATCAAACTGCTTGCGTTTTCTTGGATCACGTGAAATCTTTTGTAGCATAGACGTATGTTGACTTAAGAATGATTTCCACTCCTGTCCTGGTTTTATTACAGGACTTTTAGCAGATTTTTTTGTTGATTTCTCTTTGCTACCTGGCTTTCCAAAATCGGCTAATGGATTTTCTAAACCAACTGCTTTGGGACTACTATAGTTATCCCAACCGCGTCTTGCTGATTGTTTCCAATCTTCATCTAATTGAACCCCTGCTAGAGCAGCAAAGTCACCTAAACTGTAGTCACCTTCAATTGGCATAGTACCTTCTTTTACTTCAACACTTTCTTGCACATAATTCACAGTCTCTGCTACATTTCCCTGCGCCTGACCGCCTGCTGACTCAGTTAGTTTGCGCAAGTCTTCTGCTGGATCAGTTGGATCTAGTGCAAATAGTTTATGTTGTAGTGCATTGTAGTCCATGATTAATCACACTTGCACGAGCCAGGCTCGCCACGCTTTTTACCTGCTACTTTACGACATCCTTTCCAGCATTTCTTATAGATTTTGCTGTTGCCGTGACGTTCGCCTTCTGCAAGTTCTGCGAGTTCTTTCTTTTCAGAAGCAGTTAGCATTGCTTTACCGCATTCGTTACAAGTTGATTCAGACTCAGAAAGTTTTGCTGCTAGTTTATCTTGAAGTGATTCTTTGTAGCCTTTTTTTGCCTTCGCTGCGTGTACTGCTTTACGTTGTGCATTGTTCTTGTACTTGCCTTCTGCGACAGCATTGCAGTTACAATGTTTACAAGTTGGGGGACATGTGCAGTCTTCTGCTTTAACATCAGCGCCACAACATTTGTCTGAACAATGTGTGTCTTTTGCTTCTGTAACTTCGCCCATTGGACTTTGATCATAGTCCATATGATGATATACGCTACCGATCATGTCTGCTGATTTAGTAATCTTAGATTGTACCCAACCTTCTAAGCCTTCTGCTTCGCTTACACCTTTTAGCATGTCGTGTAGTTTGATTGCATACTTTGCTATTTTATAAAGTTCAGCACGGGCCATTTGTACTTCATGGTCTCTTTCAGCAACGTCTGCTAATTCGCCTAAACCTTCTTTGATGTCTTCGTTCTGACGTCTTAGTACAGCTTTAACTTGTGGATGATCTGATAGTCCCTTAGCAATTTTTTCAATTTTTTTAGATGCACCAGTATGGTCTCCGCCTTTGTGGCGCGGATCAGATGCAATGCCAACAGCCATTTTTACATGTTTTGGATCATGCTGCTTTTTACTAATTTCTTTAACTTCTTGTGTCATTATTGTGCTCCGTAAAACCTTCTATAGTGTATTTATTTCATTTAATATCATTTCGGCAATTAGTTGATGTCCGTATTTTGTAGGATGATAGCTATACGGATTTACAATTTTATTTTCTGCCAAAAATTTAATTCGATTAGAATCTTCTTTATATGTTGAAGTATGATATTCATTGTCTAGCGTTTTAAGGCCAGTATTTTTGCAAAGTATACTACATAAGTCTCTGGGGTTGTGATCATAAAATAGCATATTATTTATTTTTTTGTTTTTGTTGACACTTGCTTCCTTAATATTAGTTGTGATAGGATGATCATGATCTTTTTGTCTGCGGTGTTTTTCTACGGTATATTCGTCAGTATTAAAATTGCGTACAGCGGGATGTGCGTTTTCATAGTTGTGGTGATTAAAGGTGTCAAACCAATAATTTTTTATACCTATTGCTGTAAAGTAACTATTGAAAAAGTGCATTTCTTTTGCAAGAGCATGTACTTCATGATCGTGATTATAGAAAAAACGCATCCATTGCTTAATAAGGCCGTTGTCTTTGTTGACTACTTTTTGCCAACTAAATTTAATATTAGGTAAAATAATATTTTTTAAATCTTGTGTTCTTTGTTCGTATATTTCTGTCCTTGCAGTAGAAGTAATACCCCATAGAACTATAATTTCGTCATATTTTTGTTTAATATCGTTAAAGTCGTCACTTGCAAAAAAATGTTTTGCAAATCTAAATTGTTTTTGATTGCTGGTTCCGCCTATACTAAAATTAAGCGTGTCTGCATTAATTTCCTTGCCAATAATTTCACGAAACGTACCTTCCGGCTTATCCCAAGTATTATAATATTCATTTTCTAACATACCATCATAGTAGTATGTTCCAACACCCATAGTCCAACTACAACCAAAAGTAATCAATAATTTTTTCATATTTTACTTCTTAATTGGGTTTCTGCATTATGCTTTTTTCTTTGCTTTAGATTTCTTTTTCTTAGACTTCTTTATAGAGCCTGTTCGTGTTAGTGTACCAGGTCCGCCGTTAAGAAAGCCATTGCCACCGCCCATACTAGAAGCAATTGCTCCTGCTGATGTCATTTCTGCTGCGGCTGTTTCACTTAGTTCATTTATTTTCATTTCTTTTATCCAATATATCTTTCATTACATTGCTTGCTGTATCTGTAAAAAAACGCGGAGCAACTGCGTGTATAACAAGAGTAGGCACTATCAGTTGTAGTCTAATAGCGGCAGTTAGTGCAGCTTTCATATGCTGGCATCCTGTTTCGCCTTTTTCTTCTAAGTGTAGTTTACATTGTTTACTGAACATTACTTCTTCTTTCTACCTGATTTCATGTTAGCACACCAGTGATACATTTTAGCCTTCTCACCGCTTGCGTTCTTAGCACGTTTGCGTAGTGCAGTTACACTACCATTACAACTAGCACCTGACTTCTTTACTCTGCCAGGTCTGCTTTTGCCTTTTTTCTTGCCATCAGCAAAGTTTTCATCTACATGTGCATCATCACCTGGTTTATCAGCATCTTGTGTTTTGTATCCTGCTTTTTTAAGACCTTTCTTAAGATGGTCTTTTTCTTTCTTACCACCAAACGGAACAACCATTACATCTGGTTCGTCTCTGTTGTCACTTTTCTTAGCAGTTGATAAGTTAGAAATAGTTTTACCTACACGTAGGAAATCATATGCAGTATCTGCTTTTGTAAGAAATGTATTTTTTGGATTGTTAATAGATTTAGCTTCGTCTAGTGTACGTGCATTTAAATGTCCTAAATGTTCGTCAATGTGTAGTGCAAGTTCGAAGTCAAGTTGTGTAAGACCACCTACATCGTGTGTGTATACCATTAAGATAAGTTCGTTATAGAACACTCCAATATCAGCAAAATGATCTAGTTCAATCTGCGGGTCTTTAATCATTTGTAAAAATTCTAATGCTTGATTATAATCATCAAACGCTACTTTTTTATATAAGTATTTTCCTTTACGTATCTCCCAATCAGGAGTAAACTTTGCACGTATTGGTTCTGCTTGTTTTATATCTAACTTCTTCATTTTACAAGCCCTAAATTAAATAGTACATTAGTACTTTTACCTTTAACTTTTTTACTTAGTGTAGGCGGACGTCCGTCTTTGTCTACTTTATTGCCAAACTTAGCAGCTTGCTTTGTAACTTCGTCAGGACCTACATCAACTGTAGTGTTTACACCCTTTACTATTCTACCATCTTCTGTTATATCGCGCCATCTCATAAATATATTTACCAGACTTTTACTACGTGGAAATCCACAGGCTCTAAATATTTTATCTCGTTTTTCTTGCCGTCTAAGTCATAAAATATAAAATGCTTTGGCCCTTGCTTAACTATTTTCTTTGCATGATAGGTTTGAGTTTTCCAAGTTTTTGTTCGTATACCGTCTTGATGAGTAGTGATTGTATCTGCTACCCAAATAATTATTTCGTATTCTTCTCTAGTAACTCGTTTCCACCACTCTGCAATTCTATTTCTTTTCATTTTTTCTTACGTCCTCGGAAAGTATGTCCTGTCATATAAGGTTTTGAAAACCACAATTCAAACCATTCTTTGTCGCCCGGCTTTATTTTTTTATCTTTTTCTACTTGTTTTAGATCAGTTGCAGTCTGGCTCATGTTTTCTAGGGTATACTCAGTATAACCCTTGTATTCATTTACACCAGCAAGTTGTTTAAGTCTTTCAATGTCCATTAGCTACTCTGCGTAAAACTTCTTGGATGTCTTCGTCGCTAATAGTAAAATATTTTTGGTTTCTTGCTTTTATTTTTTTGCCGCTAAGTTGTTTTAGAATAAAACTTAATTTTTCAATATCGTCTTCCTCACGGGCAAAGCGTTCTATTTCTTTTTGTAAGTGGTTGACTAACGCACTTTTATCTAACACCAAATCGCTTTCATTCTTAGCCATCTTAGTTGCAGTCGCATACATTACTGCGTCAGCATCTTTACCGTAACGCTTTTTAAATCCAGCCTTTCCTTTTTTCATACCTTTTACAATACGTTCTTTTTCTTTTTCTTCGCCTTTGCTAAGTTCACGCTCTGTTGTTGCAGGTTCAGTTACACCCATACCTTTGCGTACAGCATCATACATAGGTTTAGCAAGTTTTTTATCTGGAGCACCTTGTGCAAATGAGTCTAAATCGCCAGCGGCTGCTGCTGCTCTCATTTTACTTGCACTCATACCTTCAGCACCGTCGGCATCTGGGTCACGCTCGCCTGCGCTTACAACTTTAATTGAATTAAATTTAAAAGGAACATTACCTGATTTGTCTGGTTGTCCGTTATATGTATCAAATAACTTTTGGAAAGCATCTACTCTATCACTGCCTGCAATAAACACAATATCAGTATAGCCTAGACTCTGTAGTTTCTCTAATGCTTGTATAGGTGTACGTACTGCTTGGTGTCCAATGTTAATGCCGGGAAAAAACTGCTTCGCTAACTTCATTTTAGTTGCAAAGTCTAATGGATCTGTTTTAGGTTTTTGTGTTTGTGACAAGAAAAGATAATGATCACCTTCTTGTGAAGTTACAGCATCAACTAGTTTAGCATGTCCAATTGTTGGAGGGTTAAGACGTCCAAATGCAAGAACTGCTTTCTTTGTTGGTGCTTCATACAGTTCCCTTAGTAGCATTAGTATGCTCCATCTTTGATCATCTTCATTTCTTCACCAAAGATTTTTTGTATTAACAGATTTTTATCTTGCGTTTTAAAAACATTTTCTAAAGAACCTAGATTATATTTTTTGCAATAGGTTTTCATTCCTTTGTCACAACAATCGCCTAAACAATCGTTAGCATCGCATGATTTACCCGCATCATAACGATCTTTCATATTCATAACAGCTGGAAAAAACGACTTACGATAGAACATAGGATCGTTACGCATAAAGATAGCAACATCGTCTACTGCATCAAACGGAAGATTTTTTGCAAATTCATCAATACGCATATTAGTCTTCCTTAGCTGCTAGGATATCTGCATACGTAGAACCGTATGGATTAGATGCTATTGCAATAGTATCAACGTTAGTTTCCTGCTGCTGGTCATCTACTTCTGCGTTACCTATGCCGTTTATCATAGCTAAACGATTGCCTAACTCTCTTATTTCTTGTGCTGGCGACTTTTTTTCTACCATTTTCTACAACTCCAATATCTTGCCTTTGTGCGTG